ATTGATCTGTCATTCCTAAATTCAGGAAGGGCACCCCTCTTGATCGATCATGATCCGACTAAGGTCGTTGGTGTGGTTAAAAGTGTCGAACTTGATGGCTCGGCCCGGCGACTCCGGGCGACTGTGCGTTTTGGAAAAGGTGCACTTGCCAAAGAGGTGTTTGACGATGTTGTGGATGGAATTCGCACTAATATCAGTGTGGGCTACACGATCAACAAAATGGAGCGAAAGGATAAGGATACATACGTAGCCAAGTCATGGAAGCCCATGGAAGCGAGTTTGGTTAGCATCCCAGCAGACGTGACAGTTGGTCTGGGGCGGTCAAGCGAACCTTCCCCTGAACCTGTAATCAAAACCGACTTTAAAAATGAGGAGACTATTATGTCCGAAGTCGATATTGCAGCAGTACAGGCTGAAGCTCGCGCAGAAGCCCTTAAGACTGCACAACGTAATGCCTCTCAAATTGTTGAGTTAGGCGCAAAACATGGCCGTTCTGACCTTGCTCAGAAAGCGATCAGTGAAGGACGTAGCATCGAAGAATTCCGTGGCGAATTGCTCGACGTTATCGGCTCTAGCACCGCTCTTGAGAAGAAAGAAATTGGCTTAACCAAGAAAGAGCAGAAGCGTTTCTCTCTGTTCAAAGTGGTCAATGCTTTGGCTAACCCTTCTGATCGTCGCGCACAAGAAGCTGCTGCTTTTGAGTTTGAAGTATCTCGTGCTGCCGCTCAGGCATACGGCGCTAACCCACAGGGTATCATGGTACCGTTTGAGGTAATGGGCAAACGTGACCTTAACTCTGCTGACGAAAGCGATCTGTTCTCAGACGACTTCCGTGGCGGTGAGTTTGTTGACGTGCTTCGCAATGCATCTTCAGTGATGGCTGCTGGCGCTCGCATGTTGACCGGCCTGTCTGGTGACGTTGCTATTCCCAAGAAGGCAACTTCTGCATCTGCGGCATGGATTGCTACTGAGGGTGGAGCGGCTACTGAGTCAGAAATGACGACCACTTCTATATCAATGGTCCCGCGCCAACTTGCGGCCTACACAGATATCACGCGGCAATTACGACAGCAGTCAAGCCTTTCGGTGGAAAACCTTGTTCGTGACGATCTTGCACAAGCTTTGGCTCTTGCCATCGACTTGGCAGCTCTTCAGGGCTCAGGTTCAAGCGGTCAGCCTACTGGTATTAAGAACACCTCTGGTGTTAACACTACTACGTTCGGCGCGGCTGCTCCTACCTTCGCTGAGATTGTTGCGATGGAATCTGCGGTAGCTAACGACAACGCACTTGCTGGCAACCTGTCATACATTATGACTGCGGCTGGCTACGGCGCGTTGAAGACTACCGAGAAGGCGTCTAACACTGCTCAGTTCGTTGTAGAGCCAGGCGGCACTGTAAACGGCTACCGATCAATCGTGTCTAACCAAGTTACCGCTGGTGATTTTTACTTCGGCAACTTCAACGACCTTTTGGTTGGCATGTGGAACCAAGGCGTCGATATCACTATTGATCCATATAGCTTGTCTACCACTGGATCGATCAGAATCGTAGCATTCAGCACAGTAGACGTAGCAGTACGTCATGCGGTTAGCTTCTGCGTATCGAACGACGGAGCCTAATCCTGATTGCCTCCCCTTCGGGGGAGGCTTATCTTAGGAGCTAAATATGAAATACGAAGTAATTAAGTCATGCGTTATCAAAGGCAAGCCAACTCAGATTGGTGAGATTGTTGATCTTGAAGATGGTATTGCAAAAGGATTAATGGCGATTGGTCGCATCACGCCTGCTGACGAAAGCAAGCTAGAAGACCGATCTGTAGGCCTGTCTAAAGAGACTAAGCCTAAGCGCCGAACTAAGAAAGTTCAAGCGCCTGTGGAAGAGCCACAAGAAGCTGAAGAGCCTAAAGAAGAGGCTGAAGAAGAGTAATGGCCGTAGAGACTGCTGATGATCGTTTGGTAATGCTCGCTGACTTTGGTGTCACGGCTACCTATACGCCCGTTGGCGGTCAGGCTGCTAGCGTGGTCGGTATATTCGATAACGCATATGAGGCGGTCGATGCGGGCGGGAACGTCCCAGTGGCATTGACTCAGCCTCACTTCACATGTAGAACAGCGGATGTGCCAAATGCGGCTGATGGAGACGCACTGGTAGTTAGCGGTGTAAGCTATATTATACGTGTTGTCATGCAGGACGGCACCGGCATTTCAG